GAGGACTAGCCTCATAAGAGCCTTTCATCATTTAATGTTTAGCCACAGCCCCACCTGAGCAAAAGCATAGCCTGTCCAGATCATACCGTTAGCTGTCTCGCCTTTGAGCCATTGTAGCACACCTACAATGAGATAGCCAACACCTGTAGCTCCCACGATCAAGTGTTCGATGCTCATGACAGGCTCCTTGCTCTGATTGCTTCTGCGGCCTTGCCACAAACCCATTCATCATCCTTGTATGTAGCAAAGTTTTCTACTAACTCAGCACATTCCTCACGCTCATGAGCAGCGACAAGGGCTGCGAAGCGTTCAAGCAGTTCGTCCGCTGCTGTCTCACGTCCGCCGTAGCTCGTGATAAGCCCAGCCTTCCGCGCCCAGCGGATTATATCTTCACGTTCAATCATTATCGTCTTCCTTCAGTGGTTCTGGCTCAAGTAGTTTCTCTTTAGGCCTATCTTCACGGCGCTTAAAAATCCTATCCCAGCCTTCCTCGTAAGCCTTCTGATCCTGCTGCTTACGTGGTGCATCGCCTTTACCAGCTTCAGAGTGTGTCATAGTGTTTCAGCCTCCATTTCAATCATTCGTCCTGTGTCTTTGATGTATTGAAGGTCACAGGCGGGTCCAGTATATCCATTATATCGGTTCTTTGCAACTGCAACCTTTGTACGGTGTCTTTCCTGTTCATTCTCTGCCATTGAGTTACGCTCAAGGGTAATGACTGCATCGCTGAGTTGTGCAATCGCTCCAGATCCTCGCAACTGACTGAGGCTAACAGCTTGTCCATCTTCGTGTCCTGCATTTCCTTGTGGCCTCCGTAGGTGCGATACACAGATCAGTGTTACTTCAAGTTCCTGCACCAGTGTACGCAGTTTAGTCATCATTGCATCAATAGCTTTGCGTTCGTCACCATTATCCAGCCCAGACACAACAATGCTAATATGATCGAGGAAGATAACCCTACAATCACAAGCCTTTGCCATGTATCGGATACGATTAGCAATATTATCGACATCACTACTACCGAAGTGATCAAACAAATACACCCGATTAGTCCCAAGAGTAGCATCAAAAGCCTCCTTCAATTCCTGTGTAGTCACTGGCGTATCAGGCAAGTGCAGCAGCTTGTTAGCATGAAGCGACATGATACTCCGAGCAGTCTTTTTAGTGGATTCTTCCAAGAACAAACCACCAATTTTCCAATCTGTAGTCTTGAGCAGATGATACAGAATCTCACGCAAAAACTGACTCTTACCCAATCCAGACCCTGCGGTGACCGTAATCAGTTCAGCCTTCCTCAGACCATACAAGAGTTTATTCAGCCCTTCCCAGGGGTACTTAGCTTCCGCAGCAGGCTCTGGAGTACAGATTTCCTCCCAGAGATCAGCGGCGTTAACAATACCATCAGGGATATACGTCTCAGCCCTCCACCACTCGTTAACAAACTCCTTTGTAGCTCCTGACTGCAAGTATTCACAAGCATCTTTGTAGCCTGACTTATGTTTGACAATCTTGGCCTTCTGACCGAACAGTTCTGCTACCTCTTTAGCTGCCTTCTGTCCAGGTTCATCAGCATCGAAGCAGATAACGATGTTCTCAAAGCTGTTAAGCCACTCGTATTGAGCCTTACAGTCCTTCAGGGCTGCTTGTGCTCCGTTACGAATGCTGACAGAAGGCCATTGACTTCCTGTAAGTTGGTATCCTGCCAATGCATCAAGTTCTCCTTCGTATACCGTGACATACTTCCCACCGGAGTGAAAGAGATGTTGACCGAATAGAGTTGCTGCTCGAAAGTCTCCATTAATCGAGAAACTTTTGTCCGCCACAGTACGTGATTTAACAGCGATAACAGCTCCTCCCTCGTTAGCATAAGGGTAGTATTGTTTGCCTTCATGTTGTGTTACTCCAAATTTCTCACAAGTTTGCTGGGTAATCCCACGTTCAGGGATTGACTTTACAGTGCCTTTGATTTCCATTCGTTTAGGCGCTACGCTATCACGTAACACCGACCTTTCCTCAATAGTGTTTTCCTGCTCCGTTGTTCCACAGTTAAAGCAGTGTGTATGCCCATCATCGTAGAGACTATTAGCGTCAGAACTACCGCAGTGCTCACATGGGATATGCTTCAAAAACTTGGATGGTTGTCGTTCCATAACTCTCATGCCTTGCCCCTGTTTTTCTCTGTTGCATCGCAACTAAAGCCGTTTACGGCGCGCAGTTTGGCTTCCGTTTCGCGGATCAAAATATCTGGATCGTCGCCGTAAAGCTCAACAAGTCTTTCCCATTCTTGTTCCGTCAGCCCAACCCATTCCCTCGCAAAGTTGTCTGGGTAAGCCAAACGATAGCTCAGGCGGTCAACCTCAGCGTACAGGCGGCGCAGTTCGGCGGCGGCGTTTGTCGCGTTGTCGTAGTGCCGCCAATTGAGCGTGTCCTCTGGCCTCATGTCAAAGGAATAGGCGGTATCGTGGTGGTCTGATGCGTCCTCAATCAGCGCATCAGCCAGTCTCAGGGCTTCGGGTTGTTTGTTCATGATGCACCCCCTGTCGCTGCGGCGATGGCGGCGCGGGCTTTGTCAAACGTGGGCTTGTTCCACTCGTCCTCGTCCATGCCCATGTGGGTCAGCATCGCGTTCAATGCGGCCACAAGTTGCGCGTTCACACGCTCCAGCTTTTCGTAATAGGCATGAACATTTGACAGCGCGGCTACAGCCTCATCGCCATCAAGCGCACGGCGGTTTCGGTTTGCCACTTCTCCAGCCAGTCGCTCATTCTCCTCGTGCAGGCGGCGCAGTTCGGCGATTTCCTCATCCGTTAATCCCGTCCATTGCCGCTGTGCTGTGGTAAGGCAGTCCTCGGACTGACGTCCTCCGGGTGGGGTGGTGTAGAGGGGGTGAATGCTCCCGGCCCACAAGCAATCCTCGCTGGTAAGCCATTTTTCAGCGGACTCTCTTGTGTCAAACAGTTCGTTCGACGCTTCCCCGTCTTCAAAGAAAAAGCCCCATGCCACTGGCTCCTGCTTCTCAGCGGCCTCGATTGCGGTGCGGAGGGCGTCAGCCCTTTCGTTGAACCAGTCAGAAGTGTTCATGTGACCTTGCACTTCTTCCAACGCCTCCAGCGCCTGCTTCATCGCCACTACGTGGCTCATTGCTTCGATCGTTTCAATAGTCATGTTCATGTGCCTGCCTCACAAGTTCTTCGTGGTTCCATCCAATTTCATACTCAATGTTAATCCAGTCTTTCTCGGACAATAAATCATTGACAACAACCCAGTGCTTAGCCTCTGTAGTAGCACTAGGAAGCAATGCAATGACCTTAAACGTCTCCCAATCAGGTTCATCCTGAATCATCCTGAACTCTAGAGTTACTGGACAATCATTGATGTTCATATCTAACGACAGAATTGGAATCATTTAATACTCACTTTGATGATGGTTAAGACAAACAAGACAATAGACACAATCATTCTATGTTCCCATCTTCGATGGTGTTCTTTAAAGTGATCTCTAAGTCCTCAGACTTTAGATGTTTGTCTATATCCATTAGAACTTTAGTATAACCATAGTCTTTTATGAGATCACATACTTGAGACAAAACCCAATAGTAGTGTGCTTCCTCTAAGTCATATTCAGCCATGATAACCTCAGGTTGTTGAATTTTAACGTCTGTTCCTACTATAAAGGAACTTTAACGCTTCTATGTGCTTTTAAAGGTACTTTATAAGTGTATTTATACTATAAGGTGTATTTAAACATCTATGGAACGTCTTAGTCATCTTCATTGTCTCCTATATAGTTATTATATAGTGTATCCTCTGAGTTGTCAAGTTTTTCTTCAATGTCCATACTGACAATAAGGTCTTTCCTGCCTTTGACTGGCATGGGTACATCCTGGGCAATCTCGCTCAGGCAGTCAATGCAGGTATCCATGTACTCACCCGTTACAGCATGTTTGAGGGTTGTCTCATAGTCAGACAAGATTCGATTACAGACGCTACAACGCATTTTAAACTCCTTGTTCTTCTGCCATCAAAGCGGCAAACTTCAGCCAAATATACCGCGCTCCTTGTGTCTCAGAATCAACAGTGTTATCGGAATACCCAAGATTTTTAAAAGCATCGCTGCTTTTTACAGGACACCCCAAATTTTCTAGTCCTTCTTGAATACGTTTAAATTGTTTCATGTCTTCGCAAGCCCAGAAAACAGCATCGCATGAAAATCGGAATTTAGTGGTATCCTGATAGCGTTCATAGATATCAACTGCAAGATGTTTGTCTGCCGCCTCATGCAGAATTTCAGCGATTGTAGGCATTTTAGTCCTCCACCCTAGTGCGGGTATTACTTTGATGAAAAAACAGCTCTAAAGCCCGTTTAAGGGCCTTCTCGACCCATTGCTTACACATCCAGTTGCCCTCCTATGATGAAACAGACAATGATAAACGCTAAAAGCCCTGTTACTTTGACATTCTCACGCATGACGCACCTCTCTGCACCATTCCTGGTAAATCTTATCCTTGATGATTTCTTTATAACGGTCAGACAGTGCCCACTGGTTGATCTGAGCATTGAAGCTGGACGTAATCTCATTGATGACAATGATCGGCGGTTCTCCATCTTCAAAGTCGCATAACTCTGCTTCGATCAACAAGGGAATCCCCAGGGAATCATCCTTGATAGTGTATACTAAAGATTTCATAATAGTGCATCCTCAACGCTGCCGCTGGGATATGTCAGTTGGCATTCTTGATAAGGTGTAGGTTTTGGTGGTGTTGGCATCTGCGCCAACAATAGGCTTTCAGGCGTACGGACACCGTTCACAGACGGAAATGGCCATGTGTGGTCTAATATAGGCAGTTTCATTGTTTCACCTTTATCAACTTAAACAGATTCAGGCAGTCACCCTGAGCATATCCTACCACTTCTCCACTGTCAGGGTCAATAACTGGCTTATCGTCCCCGTAATTGTTGCAAGACAGCCAGTGCAGCGCAGCAGCCCTATCCTGGAAACGTGCAGCGACAATACCAGACGATATGAATTGAACTGTATACATATCAAACCTCTTCTGTGTATTCACCTTGAGTCACTTCATTAGCGACCCACTCAGCCCCGAAATAAACCATAGCGCCTGCAAATTGATCGTAATCATCCGCACTGCGCTGGATATATTCAGGAAACCCGGACCCACCTGTAGCGTCGTTGTATTCAGCGACAATATCATGCAAAGACTCTTTGTGTTGCTCATACAGTGCCACAAGGTCGGCTGTCCAAATAAGCCCATGATGGCCTGTATTGGCCCCGTGGTTAGCAATATCAGCCAATTCATTGTGGCTGTATGTGTTGACCATGTGTTGCTTGAAAGTGTTGCTCATGATGATGTGCCTTTAAAGGTTTGCCACAGTCAGCCGTGACACGCTACCCTGCACAGTGCAGGCCATAAGCCACTTTAACAGTGGCCTACAGTCTAAACTGTCTCCTATGTTACACCCCCATAGCAAGCAAGACACCCCAAAGGGCAAAGACAATGAAACAGAGGTACATTGCGGTACGGTCAGACATGGTTAGACTCCGATTTGATTTGTTGATCTACAGTATAAGACAGAATAGCGTCAGGGACAAACCAGCTTTCAGCGTACAGGTATGCGATGGCATGGTCACGGCTGCAGCCGGTCTCTTGAATCATCTTCTCGATCTTACGCTCACGGCTTGCCAGGATGGTTTGAGGGACTTGCATGGTGGGCTCCTAGGTGTCAGTGCAACAGTGCACTCCAAAGCCCCCTGCGGAGGCTTCAGGGTAGACTGTCAGGCCTTGGCTTTGAGCAGATCGTCAAATCGATCGTAGCCGTTGACACGTGTGGCACGGTCGTCCGAGGCCACCAGACCAGCACAGGAGCGCATCTCGCTGATGATGTAGGCAATGGCTCGTGCGTTGGCGGAATCGGTGCTTTCACGGCTCCACATGGTATAGGCCACTGTGGTGAGCTTGTCCATCGTCTGTTCGATGCTCTTGAGTTCGTCGGCTGTGAATCGCATGGTGAGTTCCTTGGTTGGTTACCTGGGAGAGAGACCATCTCTCAACCCATGACTGTAGTGTACCACACCAGGAGGCCGTGTCAACAGTCGCTCCGCTGTTAAATTGTAACAGTGTGTAACAGACCTTGAATGTAGACCCTTGAATGTTGCACGGATGAGACAATGCCCTTAGAAGCCACCAGATCGACCCAGGAGACGTTTTCAGGGTGTGCCTAGGCTGACCCCTTAGAAAATGTTATCAACACTGCTAGTAATACTTATCCACAATTTCAGGTCTTATATAAGACTTTTCCTGTGGACAAGTGCATACTTACCAGGGTATGTTATCCACACCTTGTTAGTAACCTGTGGACAACTCTACCAGGATAAATTGCTGTATAGATTTACAGTACTGTATGACTGTTCAGTGACTGAGGTTGTGGTGAGGTTACGTTAGTAGGCACCTACATCGCCTCTCACATCCTGAAATCCTAAAAAGCTGGCATGATTCTTGCATGACCCTACACTGGATCATGAAACCTGGCACGATTCTTGCATGGACTTCAGAGTTCCTGGCTCAAGCGTAACGCAAATGAGACTGATTCGTATTTAGACCCGGGGGAGGGGTATTGGAGTCATGAAAGTTTTTGCAGGAGCCTACTAAGCTTACAAAAAAGTAAAATTGAACCTTAATTGGGGACAGAACCGAAATGAAATGAGGACAATACCGAAGGTAACAGTGCCTAAATAATAGGCAACATCGTCACTACAAAGTCCAATAACGACAATAGCTTAGATAAATATTCATATAGGAAACTAGGGAGAAAACTGTGCACCCTGAAAGTGGGAACTATAGAGTAGT